GGATATGTATGGTAAGCGTGCAGCACAGTTCGGCCTAGGGCTCGCATCAAGAGTCAATCCTGCTGCTGCAACAGCTTACTCGCTATACAACCTATGGAATAACCCTAGAGGTAAGCTAGCTGGTCAGGCTGGTGGTACTCTAGGTTCTATTGTTGGTGGTGCTATTAATCCAGCTTTAGCTGGTGTCGGTGGTATGGTTGGTGGAGAAATGGCAGCTAATGCTGCTGCTAATGCAGAGCAACAATATGGCCCTGCGGTTAATGGTCCAAAAGGATCTTTAGGATCTAGTTCTTCTACAGACTTTGGTGCTATCGGTGCTGGCTTAGGTCAGATTTGGAACCGTTATGGTGCTGCTAAAGAGTATAAGAATCAAGGACAACAACTACAAGATTTGTATGGTCCTAACTCTGCTTACTCACAGCAACTACAACAATCTCTACTCAGACAAGATGCTGCTCGTGGTCGTAGATCACAGTTTGGTACTCGCAACGTAGAGCTACAGGCTAGACTTGCTGATCTTGCTTCTCGTAACGCTCCTCAACTACAGAGTCTAACAAAGTCTAAGGTTGACGAAAAGAACAAGATGTACACTGACCTTTATTCTCTAGGTAGAATGTTATATGACTAATTATCCAGGTCTAGGTGATATGTTCTACGAAGGAGCTAATGTGTTCAAGACACATGAAGGCTTTCGTAGATCAGAGGAAGCGGCTGCTGCACACCAACAAGGTTTAGCTGAAGCTTTAGCGCGTCAACAACGTGACGCTGAAATGCATCCATTAAAGATGGAGTATGAGAATCAGCGTGCTCGTAAGCAAAGACTAGAATCTGATTTAGCTGAAAGAGAGCATCCATATAAACTTAAAAAGGTTGAATATGATGCCCAAGAAGCTGAGTATAAAGACATGGATAGATTCGGACAAGCATTAGAGCAATGGGGTTCTATTGCTGAAGCTAACCAAGGTCAGATTCCTTTGGAGCTACAAGCTCGTATGCCTAAGGAACTAGCTGCTATTTTTACTCAACCTGATGGTTGGAAGCAAGCTAAAGCTGCTGGGGCGGCCATGCGTCAGAATAGTCAGAAGTGGCTATCGCAACAATCTAAGCAGGGCTCTGCTGAAGATATTGCTGCACTAAAAGCAAGACAAGCTGCTGAAGCTGCTGCTGAACGTGCCCGTCAGGCTGAGTTGGATAGAGCTTCTCGTGAACGCCTAGCTGCACAAAGATTAGAAAATGCTCGTAGACTAGCTACAGACAAACGATCTGCTTCTCAGGATCGTGGTACTCTAGAGAATTATGCTCGTGATTTAGCTAAGGCTCGTGACGAACTTCTTGTCGATAATCCAACCGCTGCTGCGGCAATGGAAGCTAGGTATCAAAAAGTTATCTCTGAGATTAAGGCTATTCGCTCTGCTCCTGCCTCTGTACCAGATGATTTCAAACGTGAGCTACTTAAACTAAAACCAACAGGTACACCACCACCGGCTCAAGAAGCTCCTGCTGCCACTGCGCCTGCAAGTCAAGATAATGACCCACTAGGAATTAGAAAGAAACAATAATGAACATTAAAGAAATCCGTCAAAAGTATCCTCAATACGACGACATGTCTGATGTAGAGTTTGCTGATGCTTTTCATGGCAAATATTATACTGATATTCCTAAGGAGGATTTCTATAAAACAATTGGTGTTTCTGTAAAACCTAAAACTTCTTTACTAGAAAATCCTGTTACTGGTGCTGCTGAAACAGCACTTAGTTTTATTACAGGTGGACTAGCTCAACCTATTGCTGGTTTAGCTGGCCTTGCTGCTGGTGGTAGTGGTGATACTGTTGACGAGGTTATGGAAGCTCTTACCTATAAACCTCGTGGTGAGACTGGTAAAAAGTACGCTGAAAACACTGGAGAAGTTCTATCTCTTCCAATTGAATATGCTGGTAGGGGCGCATATGCTCTGACAGGTAGTGAAGCTGCCCGCAGTATTGCAGAAGTAGGTACGGAGTTTGGTATGAACTTCTTACCACTAGGAGCGGCTAAGAAGGGCTTAAAGCGTAAGCCTAAGGCAGATGTACCAACCAAGGATTTAAACGCAGTAGCGGCCGATCTAGAGCCTCCTAAGCCTATCCCTGAGGCTCCAATGCCGGAACAGCTAGAGCTACCACTAGAGACTGCTCCACAATCTATTCGTGAAATGCAAACTAAGGGTAGTCCACAAATGGATCTATTCGAGATTGCAAACCAACCTCACGAAAGAATGCCAACTCGTCCAGATGCTGTAGAGCCCCCTGCTCCTAGATATGGTGAACAACCAGAACTAGACTTTGGACCTATTGAACAGGATATTTCTACATATCGTGCAGACCAATATGGTGGCGGTCAAGGCTATGGTGTATTGGATGAAAATGGTGTTCCTATTCGTGCTGATCTTTCTATGGAAGCAGCAAACCTTGAGAACCCACTACAGCGCAATCTATGGGGTGATGAACTCGGCCCTGCTTTAGATCAACAACGTAGCTTGACTGAAGCAATCGACAGAATGCAGGAAACTGGTAGAACTGCCCAAGGTAAGTTCATGCCTAAAGAGTTTCTTGCTGATACTTTTGGTAGAGAACTTGATACTCCTGTGCCAAAGGATATGGCTCGTGAAGGTCCGTTCTCTGTAGAGCGTAATCCTACAGCTACTCGTCCTGGCCAATACATGCGTTCACAGCAAGGAGCTATTGATCCACGAGTGTTTGAAGACCTTTACAACTTTGGTAAAAGTGTAGTTCGTGGTGTAGAGGGAGCTTTAATGCCGGTCTACCATGGGACCACAAAAGAAATCAAAGGTGACTTTAAAACACAAAAAGGTTTTCAAGACTACCGTGGGAAAGAAAACAGAGCCTACCCAGGAGATTTAGGTACGTGGTTTTCTAGCACGCCGTCTGGGACAGATACGTTTGCTGGCGCTCGCACAGGTATTTCTGGCGGGAACGTTCATCAAGTATATCTAAATCTAACTAATCCAAAAGTATTCTCTACACACCCTGAATTTAAAGCTTGGTTTGATAAGAAAGTGTCTGATGGTAGATCAGCTAGTTCAGTCAGACGTCAACTTGTAAAGGATGGGCATGATGGCATTCAGATTAAAGAGTCAAAAACTGACGGCGGTGATGTAAGACAAGATTTTGTAGCCTTTAAACCAGACCAAATAGAGTCTGCTATTGCTCCAAAAAGCTATAATCGCTTTGGTCAAGGTGGTGGTCAAACCATCCTAAACGACATTGCTGGTTTAGCTATTGACGGCTTTAACAAGATCAAGTCGCTAACTTCAAAGTCTCCTGAAGTAATTGAAGCTAAAAAGCAACTAGAGGTAGACGCTAAAAAGCAAAGAGTACAAGCTATTATCAATGGTAAAGACTCTGGCTACTTAGAGAATATCACTACGCCTGAGGCTGTTATTGCTGCTGCTGATAAAGCAAAGGATCTAACTCGTTCGCAGAAGGTTGGTGGTAAGACTGTTTCACCAGGTATCAATCATCTAGCTGTTAAAACAAATAACCCACTTGTCAAGTTCATGCGAGCTAAAACAAGAGAGGTGTTTGTAGAAGCAGATAGATTAACTGAGCAGTTTATTACTGGTCAGGACGGTATTGGTAAACTAGTACAAGACCTCTCTGCTAAAGAGCGTGCTGAAGTTGTTCAACTCCTACAGCTTGGTGACAAGAAGCAGAAGCGCATTACAGCCGATGTAATGAAGAAGAATGGTTTCTCTGACAAGCAGATTGAGTTTGTTGAGAAGTTCTATGAAATGGATCAGTTCAAGCTTGATACGTGGAATCAGAAACGAGCAGAGGCCGGTAAGGAACCTGTAACTGCACGTGAGGGTCACGTACCTGGTATCTTCAAGGGGGATTACAAGCAATTAGTGCTCTCGCCTGACGGCAAGCCTTTAGGGGTAATTGCTGTTGACTTTAGATGGCAGCTTGAGGCTGCTCGTAAGTCAATGCTCGGTAAGTTTCCTGATGCTAAGTTCAGCCCTGTTCGTAGGTCTGAATTAGGTGGATCTAGTGGTCGAGCGGGTGAGTTTGGTGCTATGCAAGACTTACTTGCTATGCTTGCTGAAAGAGACCCAAGCTTCAAAGAAGTACAGGCTTTAATCTCAGAAGCTATTGTCAATGAGTCTGATAAAGCTTATGGTGCTGCACAACATGCACTCAAGAAGAAGGGTATTGTAGGTAACGAAGGTAATAAGCCTTGGCTAAGTCCTGAGCGTAATGCTGAAGACTTTATCAAAGCTTACTTGCAGCATTGGGAAGATCAGATTATTTCCCACCTGGCTTTGCCTGTTGAAGAGAATGTTCGTTCTCTAATGCAGAATCCATCTTTAGACTCTATGCCTAACGCTAAGGATTATGTAGATAACTACCTGAAGAACATGACTGGTAGAAGTACAGGTCCAGTAGGTCAAGCACTCAATACTCTACTAGACACTCCTGCCAGATTGACTGGCATTGGTCCTCAGGGTACTCGTGCTGTTGTACAACAATTTAACAAGCGCATGGGGCAATACTCTATGGGCTTTGGTAATATGTTGTTCTCGGTGACTCAGTGGCTACAGTTAGCACAAACAGGTATGCCTGAACTAACTGCTGCTGCAAAGCAGATGGGTATTCCTCAGACTAGAGTTATTCCTGCGATGACAAGAGCAATGATTGACATGCTCTCAAATACAGTTAAAGATCCTTCCCCAGAGCTTAGAGCAACACTAGATGAAGCCAAAGCTCGTGGATTGATGACTTTCTCTGAATTCTCTGACGTAAGTAAGATTACACAGGGTAAAGCTTCTGCGATGTTTGACAAGGTTGCTGACTTCAACAGAGCTGAGTTAGGTGAGAAGCCTACTCGTCCTCTGATGTTCAGAGCGGCTGTACTTATGCTCAAGGATGCTGGTCTAGAGGGCAAGGCTCTGTATGATGCTGCGTACAACGTTACTCAAGCAGGTATGTTTGATTATCGTATGAACGAACGTCCTATGATGTATCAGCGTATGGGTGTTGTCGGTCAACTTGCTGGCGGCCTACAGACGTTCAAGCACGCCTATCTTGGACAGATCAACAGGTTTGGTGCTAATGGGTTGAAAGATCCAATCACTGCCACTCTGTCGGCTGCTGCACTGATTGGTTATGCTGGTATCATGGGTTTACCGTTCTACCAAGAGCTAGACCAATTGTTCCAGATGATGACTGAGAAAGCAGGTAAGCGATACACTATCTCTGAGTACGCTATGGCTGAGTTACCTCGTTGGCTGAAGTATGGTGCTATCTCTGATATTACAAATGTTAATATGCAAGGTAGATTAAGTTCTGCTAGCGTCCTACCAGACTCACCAATCGAAGCAATCTCTCCGTGGTTCAGTGCTACAGGTAGGATTGCTGGTGCTGTAGGAGACGTAGCTAGCTTCAATGACAAGTTAGCTTGGGGTAATCTTGGAACTCAACTTGCTCCACAAGGTCCACTAAAGGGTATGGCAGAGAAAGCTTTCATTACTGATGATGAAGGTTATGTGCTAAATCGTGAAGGTCTTAGGGGGAATGAGAGAACTGAGTGGGATAAGAATGTCCGCACTTACACAGGTGGTCGTTCTCTAGACGAAGCTATTACTGGTGAAAACCAGTACAACAGCGGTCAACGCTTGAAGGCTTATCGTGATACTCAAAAGAGTGTTATCGAAAAGGTTAAGCGTGAATATGTTCAGGGAACTCTATCAACAGAAGGATTACAGGCATATGCTAAAGAGTATCAAAACGCTCAAGGAGATATTGATAGGTTTATAAGAGAGCTTGAGCAGTTTGCTATGCAAGCTGAAATGGATAAGCAGACTCGGTTACAAGGTATTCCTAATGACTCCATTGGTAGTCTGTATCGTTACCAAGAGTATTCTGATGATGTAGAGAAATAAAAAAGCCCGGGACTAAACATCCCGGGCTTTTCTTTTATGTATTAGGTTCTTCTACTTCTTTGATAGAGAAAGCATGTGGAGTAACTCCATACTCATTCCTACCTAGTCGCATATACCTGTTAATGTAGTGTGCCACTCTTTTACACATATTGTAAATATTCTTGGAACTGAAAGCTAGTTCGTCTGGACTGCGCAGAACTACTTTAAATTCGTAGTATCTCCATTTACCAGTAAAGCCTGCGTTTCTGAATCTCCAATCATAGTTACCTTGTTTAACATTAGCAGGCCATTCTGCTGTCTGTTTACGTCTTGGCATTAGCTACCGCACACCCCGCCCTTGGTAATGTCACACACGTCGATAATCTCGTCGTACACAGCATCTTTATGCTTTACTGCTTCGCTGTACGGGACTGAGGTAAGTGGTTGACCTCCTCTACTTCCGTCAGGATAGCAAGTGAATCCCCGAAGCCTAGGAGCATAGGCAGCAAGGGCTCTTGTGAATTTTCCAACGTCTGCCTCAGAATTTCCTCGACTTCCCCACGATGGTAAATTGATGGTGCTTGAAATTGACATGTCAACGTAATCTTGAACGTCCGCTTGGAACTTGAGTCGTCGTTCATAATCTGAGGATAGGTCTAGTGCTGATTCAATGCTATCAGGATCTACTGAGTAGTTCTTGATCAGCTCTTGGGCTGTGCCATCGACGACATACTGGAACTTCCACTTAGTTCCTTCCGTGAGGAAACGTCGCTTATATGCCACTGCAAAGAGTGGTTCAATGCCTGTAGTTGTGCCAGCAAGGATTCCGATGGAACCAGTGGGTGCGATAGCGCGGTAAGCAACTGGCCGGTTAATGTATAAGCGGTCACAGTGTTCATTTGCAGATCGTTCAGATTCATCCTGATATACCTTTAACCATTCATGTAGTTCTGGTGTTACTTCGTACTTGCTTTGTCGTTGGAGGAGCCATTCGTGAATGCCCATAAGCCCGAGGCCAAGACGACGGTTCTTTTCTCTAACTTTATAGACTTTTTCGTAAGGTAGGTCAGCTCGCAAGGTTCCGCACACGAGGAACTTACTAGCAAGGGAGACAACGGACTTGAACTCTTCCAAACTTGTAATATTCCCAAGATTGATGCTGCCAAGATTGCATACGTCAGAATCATCTTCTGATGTAACTTCTGTACAAGCATTGCGAAGCGTTTCATTTTCTTTATTACCAAAATTAAATGAGAAGCCAGGTTCACCAGTCATCATAGCTTGACGACAGTTCTTCTGGAATACAGGATTGTTTTCTAGCCCACCTACTAGAGAAGCATCATCATAGTTAACGCTGATGTTCGTCATGTCAAGCGGAGCTGGGAAATTGAAATCTACTTCCTTCTGTGCCTTTACGACTGGAGACCAGTCTTTTGCTGTGAGGAATTGATTAATGTCGTCATGCTTCCAATTAAGGCTTGCATAGATAGCAGAACGTCTTGAGCCTCCTTGCATGACGTTTCTGCCGATTTCATTAATGGCATACATAAGGGGAATAGGTCCGCTAGCTGTTCCCCCAGTTCGTTGTAGGGCACTCCCGCTTGGCCTAAGTCGGCTGTAGTCAATTCCAATACCTCCACCAGTCATTAGGCAGGACATAGCACGCCATGTCACTGCACTCCATTCTTCTCGTGTATCTTCCTCGGCACGTAGCAAGTAGCAGTTATTGTATGCGTGGAAGGGTCTACCAGCATAATAAAGATATCGTCCGCCCGGGATAAATTTAAAATCTTTAATGTGTTGGACGAGTTGCTTGCGGTCGTCGTCTGACATAATCTTGTGTGCAGTACCTCCCCTAGTGCCGCATACATCGTCAACCAGTCTACTTGCCAGCTTTGCCCAGGTATCTCCAGGACCTTGTGCATACTTAAAACGGAAAACATTTTCACCAAATGCTGTACGAAATTCACTCAACGGTTATCCCCTTGTCCCATAATTACGTTACGAATCTTTCGAGATTCAAGTTTATCTAAATTAGCTTTCGCTACGTCGGACAAGTCCCAACCGTTATCAGCGGCTACACGAGCTAGATACCACATAATATCCCCAAGCTCTTTGTGTAGCTTACTGGCTGCAACATCAGGAGGGAAGTCACCACGGAGCATACGTTTGAATACACCGGCTAGTTCGCCAGCTTCTTCAAGTAAACCAAACACTCGCTCCTCTGGTGGTGCGTTCTCTAGCTGATAATCACCAGCCGCTTTTTGATATTCATCAAGATGCATCTTTACTTGGCCTCACTGTACATTTTGTGGTAATAACATATCTAAGTACTTTATCAGGATCTTCTTTGTGTTCTCTTAGTAGGCTTAATACTTCTTCCAATGAATACCACACAGAGTCACAGCGCATCCCTACTGTCTTTGATCCTAGTGGTTTTTCTAGATAAGACTCACCGTTTCTTGAGTATGAAGAATTATAGTATCTAGGCATTAGAATAGATTAGGTAGTTGTTCTTTTAGTTGTTCACCAATTGCTTGCGCAATTAGCTGATGTTCTTTTTGTGTGCCATTAGCTGATCGTAGATCAACGTAATGTTTCCAGCTACGAATGTTGCCAGTCATATACAGTCTGCTCATAGTCAGACCTTCAGGCAGTACACAACGAGCTTGCTCCTTAGCAATACCTCGTTCTAGTGCTTCCTCGTAAATCTGTTTAGCAACATATTGAATATAATGCACTTGGTAATCGAACCAACTTTGAAGTTCTTCGTCAGTGTTCTCAATTGAATTCTGCCGATTTTTAGCATCTTGTAATCGAGCCTCCCTATAAATATACTCATCTTGGATGGCTGATACGTCTGCATATCGTTGGCTGAACTCTTGGAAAGAGAAAGAGCGGTGACGAAGAATCTGCCGTGCAATGTCACGCGTTGTCTCAATTTCAAAGCAAGCGGAAGCCATTTCAAGTGGCGAAAAATGCTTATGTTCAAGTAGATACTGTACTAACTTAGTACCATCTTTACCTTGATTAGCAGGATTACTTACTCTGGCGCAATCAGAAATTACTTGTTGTGCGTTCGGTGTGATCCACACGAGTTTCACTGTCATTCAGTTCTTCCTTTAGTTCTTGCTCTGCTTCTAGGTCTTCTACTAACCGTTTACGATACTTGATACTGTTACCGTGGTTCTTGCTTAGTGAAGGCTCTTCTTCTCGTTTGCGCTGTGTCTTTGCCATTAAATATCAAAATACTCGTGGAGTTTATCTTCTTGTTCCTGAATCTTATCAATAAAGGAGTCTACTAGATCCTCCGAAGTAAGACCTAGTAGATCCAATAGAATCTCTTCAGGAAGCTGCCTTAGTTTTTCCAGTAGCTCCTGATAATGCATATTACTTCATCCCAACAGCTTGCGCCATTTGTAGCAGCATACCATACATCTGCACAAACCCATCACCTACCTTCTCATGGAAAGCGTGTAGAAAGTAAGCAGCATAGCCTGCTACTGTAGTTACAGCTAGTGGCTTAGACCAATCAGGTAGCTTGCGTGAAGTGAACTTGGGTAGTAGGTAGTTAGCCCAAGAACCAACAGCATAGAAAGCTAGCAGGCCCCAAAAGATATAGATTTCAATCATTTTTAGATTTCTCCAGTTGAATCAGCATCTGGAGACAGTGTAGTGCTTTCTCTAGATCCTGTAGGCCGTTTTTGAACGGGTATCGTGTAACGTACTTGATAATGTTAGCAGGTAGGAATTCCAAGTGATTATGGAAAGCATACTCTGCTGGTTGGATAGCAAATCGCTTGTAGTGACTGCCACCCACCTGCTCTTGCAGAGGATCTGGTTGAAACATTTCTAGTTGCTTGTAATCTTTAATGTCGATTTCTGAGATCAAAGCTTTAGCTCCTCACTATTGAACACTAATTTAATTTGAGGTTGTCCAAAGTTATCAAAGTTATGTGTATGCTGGATATACGCTCGCATAGAATATGCTAAATTTTTAGCTGCTTGTCTGGCAATAGCGTCTAACCTTGGTCGTAGTTGTTCATAAAAAGCGTCTTCAACATTCTGTAAAAGATTTTGCCCTAAAGCTTTTGTAGCTTGTTCTAGACTATATGATTGACTCATAGATATTTCTTGTTTAAATAGGCAAGGCTTACAGGCATCAAATCAAATTCACCATCTGAAGTAACATCGTTAAGCATGACAATACCGCGAAAATGGTGATTACCTTGTGGCCCCATGTAGTCTTCATTATGTTCGTAGCAAGAGCCAGCAATAATAGAAGTAATCCGGTGCCCATCTGCACGATATGAAGTAGCAAACTGTAACCCCTGTTGATGGCCAGCGATACAACTCATATGCTTCTTAGTCAACATCATCTGTGCTGAGGTACATGGTCTACCCATTACACCAGTTGTAAAGTAGTGACTAAACGCAATGTTGTTAATTACAATAACATCTAGGAATGGGTAGACTTCCCATCCGTACTCTCGGTACTTGAGGTCTTCTGTGGACAGGACTCCTTCAAGCTTTGCGTCATTTTCGACAGCTCGCTCGATTCTATTTTCATGGTTGCCCAATGTAAGTACTCTTCGTGGGTTGTACCTTTCACGATGCTGAACTCTAGCCCTCTCGTTAAATCTTTCGAGAGGCGCCAAGAGAGTCTCCATAGCTGTGTGAACAGTTTCCACGTCTGTCTTATACCTGCGCCCTTCAAATGCTTTCTTGCCGACATCATAAGACGATAGTGATGGCATATCGGCGAAGTCACCCAAACAGACAACGACATCGGGCTTCTTGTCAACAATATAATTTCCAATCGCGGTTAAAAATCTAAAGTCGTTTCCTGGTTTCGCTTGAACATCAGGAATTACTGCAATTTTCAATTCAAGTTACCCCAATCTGGTGTTTTGATTCGTAGTGGCTGATCTGCTGCGTCTTCATCGTCCAACGCTGGATCGTATGGCTCGTCAAGGTAGAACTGGACACCCGCAGATAGTAGGTCATTAATGCTATAATTAAGAAGAAACGTAGCCTCCCGCTTGTTGATTTCACCTTCGATTTTAACATTACCGTTTTCATCCTTACCAATTACTTTAAGCTTCATTATTATTCTTATCCTTAATAAGTTCTAGAAAGTGACTCCACTCTACACAAGCAAGTGTTACGTCTCTGTCTTTCTTAACAATAACTAAAGGCTCATGTTTACCATGAGTTTTAGCTTGTTCGTAATACGTGTGTAGCTGACTAGCAGCTTTAGACTTACACTCGATCTGATATGGAAAGAGCTTCCGTGCGGCAGGGGACAACATAACGTCTTCTCCGCCTGCACCCATA